AGGCATTATTGCCCAGCGCGTCCTTGAGTTGATCGCCAGTGGAAATAGTCATGATGGCTCCTTATGCGATGGCTTCGAACTGCAGCCGAAGCGCGGTGTAATCGGTGATCGAATCGGCCTCGGCGCCTGAGAGCGTGGGCGTGACTTCGGTCGGGGAAGCGCCGGGGTGATACGTCCAGGTCGCAATGGTCGTCGTGCCCTGGCGCAGGCGGACGGTGATGCCGCCACCACCAGGCGCCGATAGCACCAGCGTGGGCAGGTGACCGGTCGAGACGGCGGGGTCGGCCAGATCGGCCAGGTCAAGTTCGCAGAGCGCGCCGACGGCGGTCGCCAAAATATAGGTGCCATCGTCACGCACCGTCTCGCCGACCATCGGGTAAAGATCGGCGCCGGTGGATGGCGACCAGCCGGTGTTCGATAGGTCGGCGATCGGGCGGGCGATCTGCGCGGTCACGCCGACCGTTAGCGTGACCGTTGTCGTGCCTAGATCGGCGCCATCGACGAATAGCCGATAGACGAAGGAATACACGCCATCGGGCGCGGTGAAGGTGAAGCTGGAATCCTCATTGACGACCAGCGTTCCCGCTGCCGGCGGGGTGACGATCAGGCCGCGCACTTCCTTATCGGCGTCTGCCGGCAGGCTTAGGTCGTTGTAAAGGAAGCCCGGCCCGGCGTCGCCACTGGCTGGCACCTGCGAGCCGCGCACGCCCAGCCCCCGGTTGCCGCAGACCAGCATACCGGGGATCAGGGAGGCGGTATCGACGCGCAGGCTCATGCGGCGGTGTAGTTGCCCAAGCCTTCGGCGCCGCTGGCCAGCACGACCACCAGGCGGTATTCGATGCCGACGGAGAGCAGCGCATCCGAAACGACCATCACGCCGGCCGCGTCCGTCGTCTGCCCCACCTTCTTGACTACCAGTGCGCCCGTTGTCTTGTCATGGACGTAGACCGTCGCGCCGGTTTCGTTCGCCAGCAGCGTGCCGGTGTTGTTTTTCAAAGGCTCGGTGGTCAGTTCCGCCGGCGCGGATGGCACGCCGGAGGCATTGACGAATAGCGCGAGGTTGCGTAGCGCGAGGCTCATCGATCAGCCTCGCAGCAGCTTCCAGGGGAAAGTCAGGGACGCATCGGTGCAGATCGCCTTGACGATGATCTCGACGTCGGAGACGACCGGGATCGACTGCTTGATCGGCTGCGCCTGGGCGTTTTTCCAGCGCCCCGAGAAAATCTTGCGGCTGGCGCCACCACCCAGCGCCTTGGTGTAAATGTTGACCGTGAGCTGGTTGCCGTTGGTCAGCGCGTTGGTGTCGATGGAGAAAACGTAGGTTCCGTTGGTCGTGTCGGCGGTCGTGACGTTTTCTTCCGTGGTGCCGGCCGGGTCGTGCGTGCCGCTCTGGGCTAGTGTCCAGGTCATTGCTTACTCCTTAATTTCCGAAAGCGAGGATGGATGCGCGCGCCGTAGCAGACGCGCCGTTGGATTCAATCCGCATCGAGATGCGCGATCCAGCAGGGATCGTCAGGGGGATGTGCAGTGTCATGTCGCGGCTGCAGTATTGCGCCGCGTCCGGGGCGGCATCGCTGCCCACGACAAAGGTGATGTCGCCTACTGCCACAACTTCGCTGCCTGAAGCGCCGACGCCGATGTCCAAGCGGTAGCGGCCATACGCCAGGCTGGCGCGCTGCAGTTGCACGACGAGCTGCTGCGAATCCAGCCCGGTGGCGGCGATCATCTCAACCCATGCGCCCTTGGTGTAAGGCGTGACCGAGGCTGTGGCCTGCGTGCCCTGGCTGGTTGCGCTATCGATACCCCATGCCTCGAAGGCATCGCACGGCGGCGCACTGGCAAAACCAACGCCGAGCGGGATGATGGTGCAATTGACGGTTGGGCAGTTGCCGAACACGTCCGCCTGCATGCTGGCCGAAATGCGCGAACCGGCAGGGATGTTGAGCGGCACGGTGACAATGCGCTGCGCACCCAGGCAGGAACCCGCCTTGCCCATCTGGATGCCTGTGACCAGGGGCACCTCCTGGCCCGATGCGCCGATGTACAGATTGACAAGGATCTGTGCGGCGGAGGATCCACCGGTGATCGCGCCGAGAATCACGATAAAGCCGTTTGCTTCATCCGGCGTCGAAGCGACGATCTGCGTCTTGCTGCCCTGGGTGTTATTGACCGTCGGGAGGGCGATGGGCGTGCCGTTGGAGGACGAGGCAACCAGCCCAATGGCCGGGAGAGCGCAGGCGTCGTTGGCGATGAAGTCGGGCATTTTTAATCCAGTGCGAAGGCGTAGATTTGTTGATTGGTGGCGTTGAGCAGCAGCGCGGCGCGGAGCTTTTCGGAAACCTGAAAGCGGCCGTAGGTGCCGTTACTGTTGCGCGCGGTCGGCGTTACGGCGTTAGATGGATCGACGCTCAGCGTGCCCAGCACCCAGGGCTCGGTCAGCGGGTTGGCTGGCGGGGTGATGGTCGTGATGACCGTCGTGCCGGTGCTGTTGTGCCAGTAGAGGATGCAGCCGAGCAATGCACTCCACTTCGCGCCGCCGCTGCCGCTCAGCGTGGCGCCGCCGGTGCCGGTCGTGCCGGGCTGGTAGCGCGTGCCAGTGACCGGATCGAACACCGACAGCACGCCGGTACCGGCGGACAGGTTGACCAGGACATCCTTGCCGGGCACATAGATCAGCGACTGGTTGGAGTAATCGTTGTGATAGGTGCCGCCGGTCAGCGTCGTCCAGACCCAGGTGTCGCAGTTGAGGTGCGTCAGGCGAGCGCCGCTGCTGCCGAGCCAGTAAAGCCGGTTGCGGCTTGGGTCGTAGGCGGCGCCGCCGTCGACGCCGCTGGCCGCCGAGTTGGTGGCCACGTTGGTCATTTCGCCCGTCGCCTCGTCGAGCAGCAGCGTGTAATTCGGTCCGGAAGGGTTGGGGCTGGTCGATCCGAGAATCGTCATCATCGGGCCACGGCCGGGCACATAGACCGGCTTGTTATAGCTGTGGCAGGCGCGGAAACGGCCGTCCCAATTGACGCCGGTGTATTCCAAACTGTCGTTGAATACCCCGCCGGTGTTGCCGATGGCGCCGGTCGGGTTGCGCAGCATCTCCCAGGCCGGGGTATCGACGAACAGGCAGTTTTTGTACGGCTCGTTGCCGAAATAGTCGTTGTGGCCACCGGACAACGGAATCCAGAAGGTGCCGGTTTCGTCATCCCAACAGGCACCGCACCAGGCAGAAACGACTGAGGAATGGCCGGTGGCGCCATGCCACGGTGCTGCGCCAGGATAATTCGGGTTGATCGCTGCGTTATTTCCCGGGTCGATAGTTGACAGCGTGTTCCCTGGCACCAGCGCCCAGGTACCGGGCGCCATCGCCTGACGCCAGGCAGGCTGATACGACCAGCCGGCGCGAATGGCCTGACCGGACGATACGGTGTAGGTGTCGGGGATGGGAGTCGCCATTGGTCTGTCGGCTAGCGATAAAGGTCGCCGGTCGTGACGATGACATGCGCGCCTTCCTGATAGACGCGGACGCCATTCAGTTCAGAGACCAGCCAGCAGGTTTCCTCCCCGGCGCCGCTGCCGACGCCCTTGACGGCGCGCCGCTTGAACATGCGGCCTTCGGTTCCAAGCAGGCTGACGGTCAGGGTGCCGTCGGTGCCGTGGCGGTTTCCTTCGGCGTCGACGGTGATCTCATGCACGATAGTCATCAGATTTCGTCCCAGCCCACCGTCAATGTCTCGCTTGGCGTGATGCCGCCGGAAGCGGTGGTGCCGACCGTCAACATCATCACCAGGTGGTCGCCCTTTTCGCCGGTGCCGCTGAACGGGCCGGCGCCGAGCGACAGCGGCGCGCCGCTGGTATAGGTGAAGGCATCGGTATAGCCGGTGGTCGCCGTCGCCTCGGCCGGCGTGGAATAGGCAGTGACTGCCTTGGCATACAGCGTGATGCCGGTGCCGAGGCCGTTGGCGCCATCCATGTAGGCTTTGATGTTGGTGATTTCAGTGTAGGTGCCGCCGGTGACGTTGAGGCGCAGCCACTTTTCGAAGCTGTAGTCGACGCCGGCGCCCGGCTTGACCATCGGGTTGCCGGTGTCGACGGTGCTGTTGTCGGCATTCTTGAAGCGGATCGTGCCGCTGGTCTTGTCGGTCGTGGTGCCGCCGGCACCATTCTTTTCGCTGATCTGTACGGTTGCTGCCATGAGATTCTCCTTGGGTTACCTGTATTCCGGGAAGCGGTTCATTTCCCGTAGCGTTGCTGCGTGTCGTTCATTTGAGATGCGCCTGCGCCCATGTGATGAGACTCCAGACGGCACCCATTGCGACGGCGACGCCGCCGATGATCCCGACCAACAGGCGCGAGCCGCGCCATAGCGCGACGACCTCTTCGAGATGCGGACGAATCTGCTCTGACTCGGCCACGTGGGCGGTGATCGTGTCGCGAATTTCGAGGAGCATTTCGTCCTGCTTGTCCATTCTTCGGTGCAGGTTCTGGATGATTTCGTGGTCGGTCATTTCAGGCTTTCGTCAGGGCTGTCCGGATGTGCTCCAGCGCTTCGACCAGATGCACTTTGGCGGCGGCCAGCTCGAACATCGGGCGCTTGAGAACCTGCGCTGCGAAGGCGCTGTCCTCGATGTTGTCCGGCAGGTCTTGCACGTCGGCGCGCTCGGCCGCCAGTGCGGTCTCCAGCTGCGTGCGGGCGAAGTCAATCGATATGGCAAGCTGGCTCAAGCCGGCGCGGCGGATTTCGTTCATTTCAGCTCCTCCTGGGCGCCGACCATCGCGTCGGCCCGGCGCTGACTGCCGTAGCTTGTGCCGAGGAAGAACCCGGTCACCGAGCCAAGCACCAGGCTGATGATTGACGACACGACCATCGCCCGGATGTCGTTTGTCCAGCCTTCGCCGAATAGCACTGCCGCGACCACCAGATACACAAGCGGCAGCAAGGCGGCGGATACCAACAAGGCGGGCGACTGCCAGGCCTTGCCGCTGGCAACGGCGGCGGCATCGGCCTTGCGTGCGCCGGCAATGCCGCCACCGCCGGCTTCGCCAGTCAGTTCGTACCACTTCGCCTCAACGGCGTCGGAGAACTGTCTGGCGATGACCGGATCGGCGCCGAGCACATTGACTGCGCCCTCGACGGTCGTCTCGCCCGTGATTTCCTTGGCGATTTCAGCCACTTTTTCGGCGGCCAGAGCGTTTTTCTCGGATTGGCCGCCCTTGCCGAAAATGCGGATCAAGGCCGGGGCGGCCTGAATCAGCGCCGGAATAGCTGCAGCAACGAATGGAACCATGACGGTTTCTCCGGTTTGGGTTGGGAGAAAGGGGCCGGGGCCGTGGCTTCCTCCTTTTTCGTGTTTGCGTAGAGGAAGGACAAACAGGTGTCCAGCGTCTTGGTCGGCTGACCGTAGGGCGAACCTGGCAGCGACGCCCATTCACGGTTGCAGCGTTCGATGGCCGTTTTCCAGTCGGCTTCGATCACCGCATCGAGCGCCCGACGCCGGTCGATCAGATAGAGCGCGGCAATATCCTGGGACACTGGTGAAAAGTCATCCAGCGAACAGGCGACGACGCATTCGTCCCATGTACGGCTCAGGAATTGATAGGCGCCGGCGGCTGTCGAGGTGATCGGCCGCCCGCCCAGCTTTTTTGTAATCGACCGACGCGGATGGTCGTCGAAGGAAAGAAACTTTTCGCCACCGAATAGCGTCTGGTAACCCGCGCCTTCGGTGTATTTGATGAGCGCCAGAAACGCCTTGACGTTCGCGCTGGATAACAGTGAAGCGTAGTCTTTCAATTCACCACCTCCAGCCAGATCGGTGCGCCGCGCCCTTCGGCTATTTCAAGTACGGCGACCAGACGGTCGACCACAGACGGTGATGGAATGACGCCATCGCGGCCACGTACCGAGCCGAGAACGACATCACAGCCTGGCATAGCGCCAAGCCATCCAAGACCGTTGGCGTCCGGCAGTACGGCGCGGTGAGCGTGCGCAAATTGCGTTGCGACCTCAAATCTTCCAGTCGGTAAATTCGGGCGTCCATTTCCGGCCTCCGCAAGACAGAACTTCAGGTTATCGACGTACAGAACGCCGTCGCGCAATGTCAGATTCATTCGCCACCTCCGGTCGTCATGGCCAGGGAAAAGACGAAGCTGTCGATCAGCACATCGGCATCCTTGACCAGCAGGCGGGTGCGAAACTTCATTTCCGGTGCCGGCAGGTCTTCGCGATAGCCGGCCGTGCCGGCCAGAACGCGGGTGTCTTCAAAATCGAAGGCTTCGAAGCGGGCGGGAACGCCATCGGATTCAGCCTGGCCTGGCTTGAACGGATTGGCCGCGATGGCGCCTTCGAGCGGCTCGGCGAAAGCATCATCGGCAAAGTCGCAGCGCGCCAGACGAACGCCTGCAGCGTCATGGACGACGACATAGCCGCCGGATAGCACGGCGGCCATTTCGTTGACCATGCGGTTGGCGACCCAGGCTTCAAGCTGCATTGGGCGCCTCTTCGATCTCGACTTCGCGGACTTCGATCGAGCCATCGGCCAGGCGACGGCCGACCTTCATCGTCGGCTTGCCGGGGCCGGGCATATGCACGGTGAGCTGCGGCGCCGGGATCTCGCGCGCGGCGAGCGCGGCCAGGGTGTCGCCCAGTTGCTGCTGCCCGGCGAGCACGGCCTCGGCCAGCGGATCGGTGGCCGGTTCAGTGCGGCCAGCTTCTTCGGCCAGCCCGAGTTCGGCTTCGCGGGCCTCGTCGGCGGCGCGTTCGGCGTCGATTTCTTCCGGGTCATCGCCGCGCTCGGTGATGATGCGCGTGCGGCTGGTGAAGCCGGATGCTTCGGCCATCTGCTGCGCCTGGACATCCTGCGTCGGGTGGATGTAGGCCCAGCCTTGCGGCACCCAGGTGACGCGGCGGGCTTCGGCGCCTTCGGCCCCGGTCAGGATGCCGGCCATGATGGCGGCGTCGGCCCAGGCGTTGCGCACCTTGCGGCAGAATTGCGGGATGAGGATGTGCCATTGCCGCTGCTGGCAGTGGCGGCGGAATTCGTTGAGGATGACGCGCAAGGCACGGTCGCTGACGCCGGACAGGTCGCCGGTCAGCAGTTCGTAGGGCAGACCGCCACCGGCGGCCACGCCCTGGTATTGCTGGCGGGTGAAATCGCGGTACCCAGCGCCGGCATCGGGCGGCTCGCTGAATTTGACGGTTTCACCGGGCAGCAACTCCTGCATGGTGCCGGGCTCCAGCGCGGCCATCGGCGTGCCGTCGCTGTCGGTCTTGATCGGCAGGCCGGTCAGCGGATCGAGCGCGGCATCCTGCCCCGAAGCCGGGCGCTCCAGGAAGCCGGCAAACAGGTTGGCCAGCTTCTGGCGCTCCAGCACCGCGTCGTCAAAATCGCCCACACCACGCAGGCGGGCGAGGATGGGCGCCAGCTCGGAAATGCCGCGCAACTGGCCGGGCCGGGTCGGCTCGTAGATGTGCAGCACGAATTCCGCCGGCACGCGAACGGTGGTCGAGGTGTCGCCGCGCCCGTCGCCCGGGTGGTTGCGCAGCATCCAGTAGGCGACGCGGCGGCCGAGGCGGTCGAATTCGATGCCCTGGGCGATTTCGTTGCCGTTGGGTGCCAGCGCATCGACGGCGGGCACCATGTCGGCTTCGACGATCTGCAACTGTAGCGGCACCGGCAGGCCGTCGGCCGGCAGGCGCGGGCGCAGGCGGACGAAAACTTCGCCAGCTTCGATCCAGTTGCGCGCAGCCATGTTCTGCTGGCCGTAGAAATCGAGGATGCCGTCGGCGTCGCAGACTTCCGTCCAGTCATCCCACAACTGGCGCAGCGTGGCCTTGAGCGCGGCATCGGTGGTCTTGGGCCGGGCGATGATGCCGGTGCCGACCAGGTTGGCCGCCCAGCGCTGGGGAATGACGCGGCCGGCCCAGTCGTTGCGGGCGGCATCGCGGGCGCGGTTCCTGAGCGTACCGGCGCCGGCATTGACACGGTTGGGGCCGCTACCGGATGGCGACCAGCCGCGCAGGCGACGGCCAGCGCCAGCGGCGTCATACGACGGCGCGAGCGCGACGGGTGCGACGGCGGTTTTTGCCTTCAATCCGGCGTCGACCGCAGCGGCCTTGCGGGAAACCTTGCGCCGGGCCATCAGTAACCCCGCCCGCCGTGGTAGAGCCTGGTCTGACGCGGCCGTGGAGCAGTGACCCCGGCGCCGGCCTGCTCGGCATCGAATTGCGCTTGCAGCGCATTGCGCGCGGCGAGCAGCTCGTCAACGCTACGGTATTCGACGACCTTGTCGCCTTTGCGGACCATGCGCTCGCCAGTGGCCAGCGCCTCAGTCAGGGCGTCGATGTCGGATTGTAGGATAGGCATGCGCGGCGACCATGTCGAGGGTGTGCTCGGAATGGTCGCGCGGGCGGGTTATGGGTGCCTGTGGGAGGATTTCAGGGGTTGTCAGGCGACCCGTTTGGAAGAAGCGGAGGGTCTATTTTTTCATGACACCATCGCAGCGCGGGAATGGATCGGTATATATGCTGCTCTGGGTCGCCAGGCGAATAAAAACTTCCATCATCTAGAACCATCATCAAAAAGATTCTTCGTCCTCTTGTTGCCCAGTAATAACCAGCAGTTTTTGGTTGAGTCTTTGACCACTTTACCTTTTTTCCACCCGGCGCTTGAATGCTTGGCTCTCGAACATATTCACCGCATTCAATGTGCCCACATACAGCAGGATGCTCATAACTGAAAACAGGGGGGTCGCCACGCTCATTCAAGCTGCTCTGCCCGATAAATACGGGCGGAAATCTCGTGCACCAGCCTTGTGCGAACGAGATGTTTTGCTCTTCATCAAAATCATCAGATTTAAAAAACTTACAAAGACAACAACACCCAGCTAAATCAACAATATCTGCTGCTTTTGCGAGCGCAGCAACTTCATTTATTGGCATATCAACCTCGTGCGTAAAAATTAGTTGAATCAGAATCAAAGGCAGAATCAAAAGGCCAGTCCCCCTATTGCCTATAGATTCATTTCTTCAAGAACTCCTGACAGCGCCAGAATTCCGTTCGCCGCAATGCAGGCTGCCTCGTAGTCACTCATGCTTTTTCGGTCGACCGCGTGGCGCAGTAGGTCTGTCATGCACGAGAGCGCTTCCGCTATTGCAGTAACTACGCGATCTGGATTGTTTTCGTGTTCGCTCATCTCAAAACCCCTCAAACCCGAACTGCCGAATCACTTCCTCGTCGCTCGTCACCCGCCGTTCGGCGCGGGCCTTGGGTCTTCCCATGTCGCGCCGAACTGTTCTTTGCTGATCCGGATGAACTCAACTTCATCATCTTTGAACGGGCCGCAGCTACTTCCGTTCGGCCAGATTCCAAACGCCTCGCGCCCGTCAAACGTCTTCACGTCGTGGCACATTTTCAGCCGCCACTTCTTCGCCTCTGTCTGGTACGGAACCCATTGGAACAGGTAAAACGCATAGGGGCTATTACCGAGAATCAGTGAGTTGAAAACGTCTCGCGGGTAATCAATGTCTTCTTTTTTCAATTCCATTTTTGGCCTCTTTTCACAGTTGACCGTAGCACTTCTCGGTAAAATTTTCCAAGATCAAATATCTTGAGCAATGGCGCAGAAACGCCTTTCTCCAGAGTCCAGGCCCAGCGGATTGGCCTCGCCGCTCAAAAACACAAATTTAATCTTCGGTAGAAGCCTAACAACGCGGATGTCTTTGGCCCATGATTTACCTTCGAGATACATCCCGACGTTGAAAAACTTGTTCCGACGAACGTCGAAAATTACCTCTGTTCCGTCGTACTCAGAAACCTTCACCCGTTGCGCTTTTGCGTGAATCAATTCTCTGCCATCGCTTATCAGCAGCAGGTCGCCTTCACGCACCTGGTCAATTTTCTCTAGCGGTTCAATCTGCATTTTTTCCTTTCTCATCTCAAAACCCCTCAAACCCAAACTGCCGAATCACTTCCTCATCGCTCGCCACCCGCCGCTCTCCGTTTGCCCAATTCGCCCCACCGAAAGACCGGGTAACATCCCACGGAGGGTCTGCAACAATCGTGCGGAATCCACCATGAGGTATAACAAGTCGGTCAAACGGACATTCGTTACGCTGCGCTTCACTCATGCCGCTTACCTCGTGCGTTAGGTTTCACAACAGCCCTTCCTGCACAGGCTGTCGCGGTTCTTCGGGCGGCAGTAGCTGCCCCTGGGCCTGGGCGCGGCTGATGCGCTCGCAGGCAATGTCGAAATACTTGCGCTCGCGTTCAATGCCGGTGAACGCCTTGCCAAGCTGGGCGCACGCTACGCCGGTTGTCCCGCTGCCCATGAAGCAATCCAAGACCGTGCGCGACTTCGGGTGCAGCGCAAGGCACCACGCCATGAGCGCGCTTGGTTTCTGCGTCGGGTGCTGCTTACCCTCGCCGCTGTTCTGGTACGCATCAATCCGCGACATCCTGAAAACCCGTGTCGCGCCGTGGCCGCTTGTCCAAGCCAGCTCGAAGTCCCCGCTGCTGAAAGCCTGGCACTTGTCCCAAGACAGCCAGCGCGAACGCTGCGGCAGTTCGTACAGGTGCCCGCCCCAAACAACAGCCTCGGCGCACTTGTCCACGGCCGGCAGCAGTCCATCGGTGCAGAGCTTGTCCCACTCGGGCGCCTTGCCCCACATCACGGCCTTGCCGTTCTTGCCTGCAAAGTTCCCGTGCCAGCCTTCGCCAATCTCATATGGCGGGTCGGTCAGCAGCAAGTCATGCGCAGGCAGCAGCGGCAGCACCTCGCGGCAGTCTCCGTGCCAGAGTTCCGCGTTCCCGATCACTACTTTCTCAGCCATCATCATCCTTTCGTTTGCCTGCTAACACGTCGCTCAACCCGGACGCAGGCGATAAAGCCGCCTGCGCCGGTTAGCTAGGCGTTGGCAGGCAATGTCGGTACCGAATCAACCGCCGCGTCGAGCGCTTCGGCCCGTAGCGTGTCGCCAATACCATCAATCACACTCCAGTGCTGGCCGCGACGTATCTTTCGGTAACGCTCTGCGTCATTCATCGCAGCAACCTTTTCGGGGTGGTCTTCCAACGTGTCAGCATCCGGGTCAACAACCTTATTTTCCGGGTCAAGCATCACGTACATGCCCCAAATCACGCGGCCAATTGATCCACCTTGCAGAATGTCCAAAACGTGGCGCAGCGCCTGGCCGCAGTGCGCGTCGTCGTCGCAGTCAAAATCTTCCGGGTCATTCTCGCCCTCTGCGCCATCCGGGAAAAACCGGCGGTCCATCGCTTCCAGTGCGCTGCACAGTTTCAGCGCCATTTCCATATCGGCCGTGCTGGCCTTTGCCATCTTCATATTCGTTCTCCAAAAATGCCTGCCAACACAACGCTCGTTCGGACCTGCGCGAAAAGCCGCGCAGTCCGCACAGCTAAGCGTTCGGCTTCAGGGTGCGGGGTGGGCAGCCCTGAAGGCTTCGTGCTCGGACAGTTCGCGGTTGAACATGGCCTGCGCGCCGCCCTCAGCCTTGGCCGCGTTCACGTCTGGCAAGTGCCCCGGGCCTTCCAGCGTGTTCAGAATCCACGCCATGCCAGCCTCCGGGCCGTTCAGGACGCCATCCACCACGGCAGCGCGCATCGCCAGCGTCTGCGTGTGCACGATGTCGCCGAACGTGATCGCGCGGCGCTCGGACTTCACGGCGTCGGCCTGGCCCACCTCCACGCCCAGCGCAAAGGCGCTCAGTTCCCGGTCGGTAGGCTCCACGCTTGGCAGCTTGCGCTTCCACGCCGCCAGCAGTTCCTCGTTCGTCATCGTCTGTCCTTTCTGTTGCGTTTTCCACCAGCCGAACTGGCGGTTCGAACGGAGGCGTACGGCAAGCAGCGCGCTCCGGCTACTGGGGCACGGCGCCCCGTTCAACCTAGTCGTTATACGGCTTCACTCCGGCCGCCAGCAGTAGTGCCTCGCACTCCGCGAACTGATCCTCGTCGAGCAATTCGGCCAGCCGTGCGCCGAGTTTTTGTAGCGGCTGCTGCCAGATCGCCGGCCCGCCAGCGTCGACTTTTTCCCGCAACTCTGCAATCTGTCTTCTTAGCGGTTCCTCAACAAGCCTTCCGGCTAGTAGTTCGTCGCGTTGATGTTTCGTCGCCGCAAGTTCTTCCCCGAGAGCCCGCCGTAACAAAAGGGGCCAGGCCCCTATTGCCCTGGCCTCGGAGCAGACGTTCAGCCGATCCTTAACCAGGATTTTCAGAATCACCTCCATCGGTAATTTCTGAATTGATTTGTGGGTGGCCACTGGATAGTCCAGCGCGTCCTGTTCTTTCGAAAAAACCGCAACGATTGAAAAATCATCGTCCGGCTGAACGATGTCGAACACGGCATAGAAATTGTTCATACGGGCTCCATCGAAAAATAAACATGCCATGCCCGCACACCGTCAAATGTCTTTCCATCGCGGTCGCCGTTGGCATCATCATGAAGCACATGAGTCACCAGAACTTCTTTGGCGCCCGCATCGCGGAACCACTTAGCTACGCGGCCTGAGTCGTTGAATTCCTTGTCCCAAATGTACAATGCCGCCCACCAGACGCCGGGAAAGCTTTCATCAATCGCAGCGCACTCTCCAATGCACCCGGATTGAGGGCACCGGCCTTCGTGCATATAGCCGTTGATCTTGCCTAGCACTTCGCTCATTCTTCCCATGATTTTCTCCAAAAATGTTGTACACGCCACAGAACACAGCGGCCATCAAAACCCCTCAAACCCAAACTGCCGAATAACTTCCTCATCGCTTTTCACCCGACGATCGGCGCAGAGCACCAGCGGGATCAGGCCGAGCAGTTCGGCGCTGCGGATGTCGTTTTTGACTTGCTGGTAGGTGACGCCGGTCATCAGCGCGATGTTGTGCAGCGAGCGGCCGGCGACGCGCAGTTCGGCGGCCTTGCGGATGCGGCGCCAGCGGCCGAAGTCGGCAAGCCATGGAATGTCAATCGTTTCTCCGCCCCACTCTTTGACCAGGCGCCGGAATGCGGTTTCGCCGAGCAGGGTTTCGAGGCGGTGGCCGCTGCCGGCCTTTTCTGGCACGTAAAGCGTTTTGCCGCCCCAGATGCCGCAGACGAGCACGGTGTTGGAAAACCCGATGACGGCGCCGAGGTCTTCGGCCATGCCGTTCGGTTTGCGCTTGAATTTGGTTTCGGCGCCCATGGTCTCTATCGCAGGTAGGTTGATTTGGCGGTGCGACGGCGCACCTGGGCAGGTTGGGCGGCGGGCGTTGCCGTCTGGCTGGTTGCTGGCGTGCCTTCTGCCGCTGGCTGGCTGGCGCCGTTGCGCGCCAGGCGGGCTTCGGCTTCTGTCCATTCGGCGCGGGTCAGGCGGTGCAGGTGCAGCTCGGGGTGATGGGCGGCGGCGTAGGCGTAAATCGCCGTATCGAGCGGTTCATTACGGGCGCCGCGCTTCTTGATGTAGCGGTTGGTCTTTGGGTCGAAGGTTTCGGCGACCATGCCGGCGAAGAAGGGTTTGTCGAGCTGGTCGCTGAAATGCACCAGGCGCTGTTCGCGCTCGAGATCGGCATCGGCGCCAAGGCGACGGAACAGCCAGTGCTTGGCGGCGACGGTGCCGACCTGCCAGGTGTGCAGGCCGCGCTTTTCGGTCTTGCCGTCGGACTTGATGTCTTCCCACTTGGGGCGGCCGAGCACCGGGGCGTTGTTGGCCTTGGCGCCGAAGATGACCATGGGGCGCTGCACGGGGTCGACGGAGTCCTGATTCGCCAGCGCCCAGGCTTTGACGAACGGGGTGCGGTGGCCGCGACCGTCGACGGCGGCGGCGGCGACGCGCAGTTTGGCCCCGCCGGCGTGTTGAATCGGGCGGTTGAGCAGCGCGGTGAGCGCGGCCCAGACTTCTGGCCGGGCCGGGTCGCCGGGAAGCACGACGTAATCGAGCGTCCATGAAGCCATGCCGCGACCCCAGCCGATGAGATGGGCTTCGAGTCGGTCGTCCTGGGTATCGATGCCGGCGGTGATGTAGCAGACGCCCAGCGGCGCGACGCGCAGGTCGTAGGGTTCGGCGCGTTCGGCGAGCAGGTTTTGCTTGAGGGCGCGCAGGCTGGGGTCTTCCCAGGCTTCGGCGAGGCGGTCGTTGATGAAGGTCTTGAGTTTGGCCGGGTCGCCCTGGGCATCGAGCCACATTTGCGCGAGTTCCGGCCAGCGGGGGCCGAGGCCGATGGGGTAGTAGAGGCAGTTGGCGCGGTAGCCACGGACGGGATGCCCGGGGTTTTCCGAAATCCAGCGGCCGGCGGCGAGCATGGCGGGCTTGTAGTGTTCTTCGATCTCGCAGCCGCATTCCGGGCAGACCAGCCAGGCGCGGGCGACGCGGCCGGTTTGCGGGCTTAGCGACCAGTGCAGGTCGGGCCATTCGTAGGCGTGCAGCTCGCCGCAGTGCGGGCAAGGCAGGTAGCGGCGGCGCTGGTCGCTGGCTTCCAGCTTTTCCGTGGTACGGCACAGGCCCTTGATGCCGGGCGTGCTGACGTACATGGCCTTGGACACGGCTGGGAAAGCACTGGTGCGGCCGCGCAGCAGCTCGACGGGGTCGTCGCCGCTCTGCATGCTGGCGGCGAATTCGGTGAATTCATCGACGAGCAGGATCTTGACCGAGGTGGATTTGAGGCGCTTGGGGTTGCCGGCGTGTTCGATGTAAAGCTGGCCGCCGGCGAAGTCCTTGAAGTCCTGCGTGTTGCGGGCGTCGCGGCTGACGGTGGCGGTCAGCACTTCGCGCACGACCGGGGTTTCTTCGACCAGCGGGTTGATCTTCTGGACGATGAATTTCTTCATCGACACTTCGCCCGGCAGGCAGGCCATGATCGGGCCGGGGTTTTCGGTCATCGAATAGCCGATGACGGCAGTCTCGATGGTGCTCTTGCCGAACTGGATGGGAAAGCAGCAGACGACTTCGGACACGGCGCTGCGCGCGCTCATGCAGTCCATCGGTTCCTGCAGCGCCGGGTTGCGGTCGATCCGGAAGCGCCCCGGCGCGGCGGTCTGCTTGCTGGAAAGCCGCATGTTGGATTCGGCCCAGGCGCTGACGGTGGTGGGCGGGCGCGGGCGCAAAGCTCGGGCAATCGCAAATAGTACGAACTGCTTTGCCGGCCGTAACATGTCGTAGAAAGGCGCCCTGCTTCCCATATCAGGTCGTCCTCGCTTGATTTTCGAGTTCGTCGCACAGCTCATTGAGTACAGCCGACACGTGCTCATCAAAAAGCTGTCGAATCGCGTGTTCGTCATTCATGACTGCGAACTGTGGAGAAAGAATTGCCCCCATTGACTCTAGAGCGGCGCGAATCGTCGTATTCGAATCGGTAATTACTGCATTGGCTGCAGAAGTTTCCAAGAGCCCCCATGCACACTTGGCTAGTTCTATTTCAGCCAGGTTGGCGTTGGCTTCTTCACGGCGCGCTCTAGCCTTCTGGAAATCGGGCGTTCCTGCAATATGGTCGCCTTCGGCTACCGGTGCTTTGGCGGGGTCGGCGGTGGCGGCGATACGGGCTTCGGATTCGGCGACCTTGACCTTGCCATCGTCAGTCATCACCAGCCGACCGGCTTGCTTGAGGCGCGTGATGTAGGCGCGATCGACGTCAAGGTGGCGGGCGAACTGGGCTTGGGTGAGCGTGGTCATTTTTCTCTGGCCACGATTTGTTGCTGGATGTATGGGCCAAGAAAGCAATCATCGAACTCCCAACCGCCTGCTGGCACCCTGTCTGGAGCATCAATGGCGCCAATGATGATTTCTTCAGAAAAATCCGGCCCTCCTTCGAGATCGAAGTACAGCCCTTCAACACTACATGCACTTCCGGTTACGCAGAGGAATGCGTGGTCGCAGTACTCAACCCCATCGGTAACAACGAAATTTTCGTATTTCATACAATCCTCCCATTGCGCCGAACGGCGGCCTGTTCGCGCTCAAAATCGGTTCGGCAATCGACATCGCAGAAGTGGGCGCCGGGCGGCACGCTAGCGTCGCAGTAGTGGCAGCGGCCGGTGTCGGGCAGGCAGGGCGCGCGGCGCGCGGCGGCGAGGGCAATGGCGCGGTCTTTTTCTTCGCGCTCACAGGCGCGGTCGATGTCATCCATGGCGGCGTCCTTTCTTGGGTGGTTGCGTTTGCCCGATGACGAGCAGGCCGGCGGCGATGAGGTCGGCAACGCTGCTGGCCTTGTCGGGGTCGTATGGGATGGGTGTGCCGACTTCCTGGCCGTTTTCGTTGGCGTGGAAGGTGGGCTGACCATCCAACCCGGCGCGCACGGCCTGGACGACGCCGGCTTCTGGCCAGTTGGATCGGAAGTCATCGATGATGCTGGCGGTGAAGGGCATGGCCTGCCGCATTGGCTTGGCTTTTTCCATTATTTTTTTATGGGTGCGTAGAGGTGAGGAAAGGCGCGCGCGTAACCCGACGGCCCGACACGTGTCCCGACGCGTGTCCCGACGGGCAAGACCCGCGCCAATAGGCGCACCCGACGGCCCGACGGGTGCACACGCGGCGTGCACGGGAGAGTTTTGCGCACGCGTGATTGAATGTACGTATTCATCTCGCGTGTACACGCGGGTCAGGTGTCGGGCCGTCGGGCCGTCGGGTTTCTTTGTTTTCATGGACTTAGGGTGTCGGGTTGCCCGTCGGGACGCCCGTCGGGTTTTGTGGTTTTGGTCATTTGAGCGCTGCTTTCTGGCGCGCTTCTTCAACGTGGAAGTAGCAGTCGGTGAGCCAGCGCGTCCGGCTGATGCCTTCGCGCGGCAGGACGGCTTTGTCGGCGTAGCGCTTGAGCAGGGCTTCCGGCGGGATGACGCAGCGCCAGCTAATGGTGGTGCTTGAGTGCATGTCGACGTAGCGATCCGGCCGCCCTATGTTCCAGCCGGGCTTGCCGGCGGTTGCCCAGAAGTGCTTGGCCGGGCGCGGGTAGGGTTCGCCGTTGCGCTTGCACCAGGCGAGGTACTCGGCGTAGACGAGCGCCGTGCCGGCCGGCGCGAAGGGAAGTCCTTCGACGTTGCCGTCGCGCCATTCCTGCAGGAATATTTCGTCGCTGCCCGCCGAGAGCTTGATCAGGTTTTCCTTGGCTTCGGTCATCGGGGGCTTTGACCATGGCTTGAAACCGTCGAGGTCGACACTGAGCAGGTGGTCGTGCAGGGCTTCGATGCCGCCCTGGTTGATTTCTTCGGTGACCTCGTTGTAGAAGACTTCGTTCATCTTCTCCGGCGTCCAGACGACACAGTGCCGGCGGTCGTCGCCGTCGAGCACCTGAGCCAGCCGCTCGTTGGAGAGAAAGACGATGTTCATGTGATTGCGCTCGCGATGCGCCGCGACGTTCTTTGGGTTGATGCGCACCCACTCGCCGGTGATGAAGTTCTTGAGCTGGTTCTTGAGGTGGTACATCTCGGCGCGGGCGACAATTTCGTCTGCGACGACGAACAGCTTGCGTTCGCACCAGTCGGCGTTGAACTTGTCTTCAATGGCGGCCTGATTGATGACGATGCCGTATTCGCCATAGATCTTGGCGTAGGCTTCGAAGAAGCGGCTCTTGCCGGTGCCTTGCGGGCCATGCACGATGAGCGCGGTCTGCATCTTGGCGCCCGGATGCTGGATCGGGTAGGCCAGCCACTTGATGATCCACTCGAAGACTTCTTCGGCATTGTCTTGTTCCGAGCACATGAAGCGCAGCAGATCGAGCAGGTTGTCGCAGTTGCCGCGCTTTGGCCTGGTCGGCCAGCCGCGCCAGCGGTTGCAGAGGATGTTGCTGTCTTCGCCGCCGGGGTCAAAGCCGATCTGGTCAATGTAGACGGCGCCATTTTGCAGCCAGCGCCAGTGACGCTTGATGTCGTCACCGCGCACGCCTGCCGGCAGCATCTTGACCATCTTGGTGCGCTTGCAGACTTCGTTCGTCCAGGTGTCGAAAACGAAATCGCCCGTGTTGTCGTCGATGTCGATGAAGCGTTCGACAATGTCGTCGAGCATCATCACGGCGACGGCTGGTATGCGCTCCCCTCCCCCCTGTGACGCCGCACTTTCGCGCGCGTATTTTTCAGGCACGGCAGCCGGATTGAGGGCAACTTTGAGGGCGGCGAGCGCTTTTTCGAGCTGGGCGCGCACGGCCCCTTCGCCATCCTCGGCGGCCAGGTCGTTGAAATCGGTCGGGCCCTTGCGATCAACGGGCCGTTGGTTTGAGAATTCAGGCTTGATCCACGCGGCGCCGGTGACCAGCGCGGCTTCGGATGCGCGCTGCACGCCGGCATTGAGTTTGCGGTGCGGTTTTCCGCAGGCGCTGCAGGCGCTGTCAGCGACCGGCGTCCATGCCTTGCACTCGGCGCACTTCTGCAGCCAGTCATCATCGGCGCAGATCAGTTGCTTGGCTTTCCGGTAGTGTTTTTTCAGCACCTCGGCGACGGGGCCGATGTTGTTGGCTGCGAAGGCGACGGCCACGGGCAGGCCGGTGACCTGATTGAGCGTGAGCGCGGTGGCAAAGCCCTCGGCGATCAGAACGACACCCGCCGGCGACTGGCCGATCAGAAAGTAGTGGCCTTTGATCGTGCCATCGCCACCCGGCCAGTATTCCTTGTCGCGCTCGGTGCGGCGGATTCGCTCGCCATGGTGCTTGCGGGACAGGATGAACTGCAGGCTGAACACGCGCCCGGTGGTGTCCATGATCGGAATGACCAGGGCGCCCTTGAAACTGTTCAGGTACTCATGGTCTTCGCTAGCGGCGCCGACCAGTTTCACGCCTTCATTGCCCGGGAAGATGCGCGCTCCACCGCCGGATTTCAGGCCCTTGCGCGGCAGGTAGTCATGATCGTCCGGCTGCTCGACGGGCTTGCTCGCACGCCATACAGCCGAGGCCCATTGCGATGCCTTGTCCTGTTCCGCCTGGCGCTCGGCAGCGGCGCGCTTCTTGTCCGCAGCCAGCCGGGCGGCAAGCGCCGCCTTCTGCTCTTCGCTCAGTTCGGCCTTGCGGATCTTCTTCGATCCGCAGGCCGGGCACTGCTTGTCGCGCAACGGCACCGAGACCCCGCACTTGTCGCAGCGCCTGGTCAGTTCAATCTTGCGCGTGCCGGCATCGTCTCCCTGGAACACGCCATAGGAGCCGACCAGGTACAGGTCATTGTCGATCAGGTGCTCGTAAAGCCGGTACCAGCCCCGCTTTTCATGGTCTCCGCCAGAAATCCGGCAGCGCACCGACTTTTCATTGCGCGCCAGAAAGCAGCGCTCAAATGACCAAAACCACAAAACCCGACGGGCGTCCCGACGGGCAACCCGACACCCTAAGTCCATGAAAACAAAGCAACCCGACGGCCCGACGTCCCGACACCTGACCCGCGTGTACACGCGAGATGAATACGCACATTCAATCACGCGTGCGCAAAACTCTCCCGTGCACGCCGCGTGTGCACCCGTCGGGCCGTCGGGTGCGCCTATTGGCGCGGGTCTTGCCCGTCGGGACACGCGTCGGGACACGCGTCGGGCCGTCGGGTTACGCGCGCGCCTTTCCTCACCTCTACGCACCCATAAAAAAATAATGGAAAAAGCCAAGCCAATGCGGCAGGCCATGCCCACCGTTGCAGCCTGGATCGACGAACTGCGCGCCGCATTCGGAAAAGAGGCTGTCGATCCGGCGATACGGGCGGGCATCGACGGCCAGCCCACCTTCCACGCCAAAGAAAACGGCCAGGAAGTCGGCACGCCCATTCCCTACGACCCTGACAAGGCCAGCAGCGTCGCCGACCTCATCGCCGCCGGCCTGCTTGTCATCGGGCAACCGCAACCACCCAAGAAAGGACGCCGCCATGGATGACATCGACCGCGCCTGTGAGCGAGAAGAAAAAGACCGCGCCATTGCCCTCGCCGCCGCGCGCCGCACGCCCTGCCTGCCCGACACCGGCCGCTGCCACTACTGCGATGCCAGCGTGCCCCCAGGCGCCCACTTCTGCGATGTCGATTGCCGGGAAGACTACGAGCGCGAGCGTGCTGCCGCCAAACGAAGCGGTGTCTGGGCATGACCACGCTCACCCAAGCCCAGTTCGCCCGCCACCTCGGCGTCGATCGCGCCTACATCACGCGCCTCAA